CAATGGGGTTGGGCACCCGTGGGCGGGGCCAGAGCGGATGATGCCGGACTGACGCCAAATGATTTAGCGCCGGTCGGTGAAGTAGGAACGGTTACGGTCGTTACGACCTAGGAGATTGAGATGGCTAAGAGCAAACTTGAAAAACACGCAGAGCTTCCGGCGAATAAGGCTCACGGTCCGGGGCGAGTCAGCCTTCGTGCTGGCGGTAAAACCAATCTTGAGATGAAGAAATACGGGCGCAACATGGCGAAAGTCATGAATCAGCGTAGCCCGGTTCGTAAGTCTTCTGGCCCGAGGTAAGTGCCATGAAAGAATTAAATCCCGGCAAGATCCGGCCGAACACCGATTCGACGGGGCGTAATGGTTACCCGGAGAAGGATGTGAACAAGGGCGTCACCCACATGGATATGAAGGGTGCCGGTGCTGCGACGAAGGGTAAAAAGTTTGTGTCGCAGATTAACCTTGATACCAACATGAAATACCGGTCGGGCTGGTCTCCGTGAATTACTCTCAGCTTTCTACACTGATTCAGCAATATTGCGAGTCTACGGAGACCTCCTTCGTAGCCAATATTCCTACGTTCGTGCAGTTAGCTGAAGAACGGATTTATAACTCCGTTCAGATTCCGGCCATCCGTAAGAACTCGACTGCCACGATGACGATTGGGAACAAGTACATGTCCTTGCCGTCTGACTGGCTCTCGACGTTCTCTTTGGCTGTATTTAACCCGGCAAATAATGAATACACGTACCTGCTGAATAAGGATGTGAACTTCATTCGTCAGGCATATCCGGATGCAGACGATACTGGGTTGCCGCAGTACTACGCGATTTGGGATGACAACACGATGATTATCGGCCCTGCGCCAGATCTCGCGTATACGGCTGAACTGCACTATTACTACTACCCTGCTTCGATTGTTGGCGCGGGTACGTCGTGGGTCGGTGATAACTTTGAAACCGTTCTGCTCTACGGATCACTCCGCGAGGCTTATATCTACCTCAAGGGTGAGCAGGACATGATGCAGTACTACGAGCAGAAGTATCAGGAAGCCTTACAACAGTTGATGAGACTGGGTGATGGCTTGAACCGTCAGGATGCATACCGTTCTGGTCAGGTTAGAATTCCGGTGGCTTCGTGATGTTTAGCGCAGAAGTTCAAATTGGGCAGGTGCTTGTTCAGACAACGGACCACCGTGGGCATACCGTAGAAGAGATAGCGGAACGTGCGGCTAACCGCATTATTCGCGCAGATACGAAGGAAGCCCTGCATTATTGGCTGGTAAAATATCTCACCGAAGCGCAAAAAGCTGAACGTGAGACGATATGCAAGAAGTTAGATAAACAGGGCTATGCGGAAATCGCACACTTAATTGGAGACCTCTAATGGCTATTTCACAAGCGATGGTTACGTCGTTCAAGGTTCAAATCCTTTTGGGCGTCCACAATTTCGGTTCAGGTGTTATTCGCGCTTCGGCGGCTGCGGATACGTTCAAGCTTGCGCTCTACACTTCCTCGGCAACGCTTGATGCTTCGACCACGGCGTACACAACCTCTAACGAAGTTTCATCGTCTGGCACGAACTACACGGCTGGCGGCTTAACGCTGACGATCTCGCAGGTGCCGACTTCGACTGGCACGACGGCGTTCTTGGACTTTGATGACCTGACGTTCCCCAGTGCTACCCTGACGGCGAATGGCGCGTTGATCTACAACGCTACCCAGAGCAACAAGGCTGTGGCGGTGCTGGCGTTCGGTGGAGATAAAACCTCTACCGCTGGTAACTTCACGATTCAGTTCCCTGCCGCTGCCGCTTCGACTGCGATCCTGCGTATTGCTTAATCGGGGGTTTATATGGCCCTCGTACTTGCGGATCGCGTCCTAGAGACGACGACTTCCACTGGGAGTGGGACGATTACTCTTGCTGGAGCAAAGCAGGGGTATCAGACCTTTTCTCTGGCGATTGGTAACGGTAATCAGACTTACTACACGATTGCCAGCCAAACTGAGTGGGAAGTTGGTATTGGAACGTACACTTCTTCGGGCGACACGTTGTCCCGAGATACCGTGCTGTCTTCAAGTTCTGGAGGCGGCAAAGTCACGTTCTCTGTCGGCACCAAGGACGTATTCGTAACGTACCCGTCAGAGAAATCAGTAATTGGAAATGTGTTTCAAAACGAAACTACGTTCTCAGTTCCTTATCTGATTGAGTCAGGCAAGAACGGGCTGTCAGTTGGTCCTATTACTATTACCGCTGGTAACTCTGTTGTAATTAGCGCCGGTCAGCGCTGGGTGGTTTTATGAGCGTTATTTCCGCAGGAACAAGTCTATCTACTGGACTTATCCTTGAGTCAGATAGCACCGGCAACCTAGTTATTAAAACTGGCGGTGGTGTAAATACTGCTGCTACGTTTAACTCAGGTGGCACGGCGGTCATTGGTAATTTGTCGGTCACGAGTTTCACTTTGTCAGGCGGGGCACTTCCTGCTACTCAAGGTGGCACCGGGTTAACTGCTGTACCGACAAACGGCCAACTACTGATTGGTAACGGTACTGGATACACACTAGCCACGTTGACTGCGGGTAGTGGCATGACCATTACCAACAACGCTGGAAGTATTTCGCTTTCGGCTGCTGGTCTTCCTCCGGTTACTGTTACAGCCTCTACTGCAATTACGGCTTCTGCCGGTAATCACTACGTTCTTACGGCTGCTACAGCAGCGACTGTGACTCTACCGGCTTCACCTACAATTAGCGATACGGTATGGGTAACGGTTGCAAATGGTTTAACGACAAATGTTGTCGCTCGTAACGGAAAAAATATTCAAGGTATTGCGGAAGATATGACTTTGAATGCTCCGTATGCAGCGGCGCAGTTACGGTTTTCCGATAACACGGAAGGATGGATTTTGATATGAGCGTATTTACTCAATTTACTGGAACGCCTGACAGTTTTCCGATTACAACCCAGTACTTTACTTCCTCGGGGACTTGGGTTGCTCCGGGTAACGGCTGGGCACTGTTTGCCGTAGTTGGCGCTGGCGGCTCTGGCGGAATTAGGACGTTTATTGCAGATGGTAACGCATCTATTGGCACTGGTGGCGGTGCTGGGGGTTTTGCTTTTGCAAAACGGTATGTAACCACTAGCCTATCTTTAACCGTCACTATTGGCGCAGGCGGTGCCTCCAAAGCATCCCCTTTATCAAATACAAATGGCGATTCCGGGGGAAATTCTTCTGTTTCCGGAACTGGGTTTACCACAATCACTGCAAATGGTGGTGGTGGCGGTAATCAACAAGGATCAACTCCCGTAAGCACTCCCGTTGCCGGTGGTGCTGGTGGTTCCGCATCTGGCGGAGATATAAATTTAACTGGTGGTCGCGGTGGAAATTGTGGCGGTGGCACTGCTGTACCATCTCCAAATTCCAATACAAATATGACTGGCGGTGGGGCTGTTAATTTATATGGAACTGCTTATAACGGCGGGGACTTACCGTTTTCTGCGTCAATACGAAGCTGGATAACTGGGGGCGCAGGCATAGGTGGAAATGGTGGGAGTCTTCCAACAGCACCATCTGGAACTTTCTATTCTGCTGGTGGTGGATCAAGAGGCGGTGTAGCGGATAGTAGTACTACCGCTGGCGTTGGGTTTACAGAACTTTCTACTGCGCTTTCTAGTGTTACAGAAACTGGATTTGGCCCCCAAGGATTCTTGGGCATGAATATTTCCGCTGTATTTGGTGAAGGCGGTACAGGAAATGGTGCTCCTGCGAACGCGCCTACAGGGAAAATTGGTGGCGGTGGTGGCGCTGGTGGCCCTGCGGGTCCCGCTGGTGGAAATGGAACCGCATTTGGCGGTGGTGGAGCAGCCAGTCCTATTGCTGCCGGTAGCGGAGGAATTGGAGGGGGCGGTGGCGCTGCTCGTTTCACTAGTGGCGCTGGCGGTAATGGTCTTGTTGTCATTCAATTTTTAGGTCCGTAAACATGATCTACGAAATACTTAATGACGCTGGCGAAGTCATCAACACTATTCTTGCTGACGAAGCCTTTGTCGAACAATATTATCCGGGGCATTACCGGCTGGTTGGACCTGAACCGGCTCCTCCGCCTCCGCCTCCAATCATCACCAAGTTGGCGTTTCGTTACCGCATGACCGACCAAGAGTACGTCGGCATTCTTACGGCTGCTAAAACAGACGTTGAAGTGGCTGCATGGGTCGAGACGTTTAATATGGTCAGCCAAATCAACTTGGATGACCCGCGAACCAAGTCTGGTTTGGACATGATGGTGTCCAAGGGGCTTCTGACTCAACAACGTGAAACAGAAATATTAACTGACCCGGTACGACCAGAAGAGCGCCCGTAGGAGTAGGCAATGCCTAGCACAATCAATTCCTTACCTGATGGCATTATTTTTACCGCTGACTCAAGCGGCGCTTTAAACATTCAGGTCAACGGAAATAACGCCATTCAGATTGGCGCTAGTCAAAGCGTTACTGTTTCTAATCTGGCCGTTACCAGTATCACCCTGTCTGGCGTATTGCCAATCAATCAAGGCGGTACTGGGCTTAGTTCCACACCAACCAACGGGCAACTTCTAATTGGTAATGGCACAGGATTTACGCTGGCGACATTGACCGCAGGATCAGGTATCTCTGTTACTAACGCAGCAGGTTCAATCACTATTACCAACTCTAGCACTGGCGGCGCACAGGATTACATCGTCCAGTCTTACGGAATTGTCTGAGGAATAAATCATGGCTACTACTGCACAATACGCATCAACCGTCCGTACGGCGCAAGCCCAAGTCTCCGTTGCAAACACTGCCCGAAATGGTACTGGCACGATTGTCACGGTGTTCACTGCCGGGGCTAGTGGGTCTCGCATTGACGATATCTACATCACGGCGACCGGAACCACGACGGCGGGTGTTGTCCGTTTGTTCTTAAACGACGGAACGAATACGTACCTTTTTGAAGAGATCCTTGTCACGGCAATCACGCCAAGCACTACTGTCTCGGTATTTCAAGCGGTTCTCCTTAACCAAGCCATCGTGTTGGCTTCTGGTTGGTCACTTCGCGCCAGCACTAACAACGCTGAGACGTTTAATATTCAGGTGACCCGCGCAGGAGACTTCTAATGAACTTTGGTACCTTCCAAGGCACAGGTACTGGGACAGCGGCTGGAACTATTACCCGCTATATCCAAACCCCGGCAATCACTACGTCGCAGACCGTCGCGGTTCCGCCGGGAACGCAGCGTATTGAAGCATTGCTGGTTGGCGGCGGCGGTGGAGGCATCGGGGATAACTTGCCGAATGGTAGAAATGGTGGCGGCGGATTTGGCGGTGCTGCTGTCATTGAAATTCCTGTAACCGGACAACCAATTCAAGTCGTTGTTGGTGCTGGTGGCACTGCCGTGGCGTATGGTGCTAACTCTTCTAACAACGGTTCTCCAACATACATTGTCTCTGGTGGTACTCGCTATGCAGAAGTTGGCGGTGGCGGCGGTGGCGGTGGTAAACCCGGTCGAAGTGGCGGTGGCGGTGGCGGTGGAAGTTCAGTAGATCCTGTAACTGAATCCGGCATTCAACGAGGTGGTTTTGGCGGGGGTCCGCCTATCGGAAATGTTCTTTGGACCCTTTATCCACAGACTGTAGGTGATGGCGGCGCACTATCTTTAAGTGGTACTGGTGGACTTTCTACCGCGACTCCTGCGTATGTCGGATTTAACGGTGCTTTTAGCGCTGGCGGCGGTGGCGGTAGCGGTAGGGCTGATGGCGCTGGCGGTGCAGGTGGATACGGAGGTGGCGGTGGCGGTGCTACAACCCCTGTTGGAGGAGCGGTAGGAGGTGCTGGGTCACTTGGTGGTGGAGGTGCTGAAGGAAAAAACACCGGAGAAGGAGGTGTCGGAGGAAGTCTCGCATCTGTATCTATTTGGGGATACACAGGGTTTGCTGGAGGAACTGTAACACCCGCATTAGCAGGTGGTAGTGGCGGCGGTGGCTTTTTAAGCGCGGGCGAGAGCGGCGGTCCCTCAGTTAATGCAGGGAATGGAGGAAACGGTGGCGGTGGCGCTGGTGGAGGATACAGAGATGTTCCGGGCGCTAATTCTAGCGCCGCTGGTGGCAATGGCTTCGCCGTGCTTCGTTTCTATTTGTGAGGAATTAACATGGGACTTTACGCAGTAATCAAAGGCAATATTGTTGATGGTATTGCTATTGCAGATGCGCCTCTTGAAACAGACGGTGTATGGGTTTGTGTTGATGGGCTTGACCCCCAACCCGGTCCAAATTGGACATACGACGGATCAACCTTTTCTCCGCCTCCACCTCCCCCACCGTTGCCAAATATCATCACAAAGTTGGCAATGATTGATCGATTTACTGAGGCTGAGTACGAGGGAGTTCTGACTGCTGCAAAGACCGATGTGCAGGTGCAGGGCTGGTTAGATCGGTTCAATGTCTCTAACCAGATCAATTTGGAAGACTCTCGTACTGTTAGTGGCATCAACCTTCTTGTATCCAAGAACCTTTTGACACAGGAGCGCGGCCAAGAAATACTGACAGACCCAGTACAGCCAAATGAGCGCCCGTAATGCAGGTCAACACTCTGTTCCCGGTAGCAGTTGCCAAATTTTCTTTAGGTAGAAAGTTTACTTCTGAAGAAATTGCTTTTGTAGATTCTCAGCCTGTTCACGAAAACATGGGGAATACTACTAGTGACAATCATTATGTGTTTAAAGAAGAAGTTTTTGCCGACTTAAAAAACTTTGTAGAAACTTCTGTTACGGAATATTTTAAAACTATATACGCCCCAAAAAACGAAGTTTCTCTTCGTCTGACCCAATCTTGGTTAAATTACACAAAAGAAAGTCAGTTTCATCACAAACATGCTCACCCAAATTCTTATATCAGCGGTGTCCTTTATATAAAGGCGGATTCTGAAAAAGACAGAATTTATTTTTATAAAGATGGATACACGCAAATTAAGATAGACACTGACAACTACAATCCGTTTAACAGTGATTCTTGGTGGTTGCCTGTTGGTGAGGGTGAACTAGTTTTGTTTCCGTCTAGCCTTACGCACATGGTTGAAACTGTGAAGGGCAATGATCGTGTTTCGTTGGCCTTTAATACGTTTCCTGTTGGGTACGTTGGCGAAGAAAAAACCTTGACGGCACTTTATGTATAACAGTCAACTTAAAGACTATGTAAAAATCTACAAAGGTTTTTATGAATCACAGTTTTGCAAAGAAATAGTTGCAAGCATTGAAAACGTAAATTGGAGTACACACGAATTTTACGATCCGACAACAAAAACAAATAAGTCTTACGAACATGAATTGTCCGTATCTAGTGAAAATGTACCTTTAAAAAAAGAACTTGATGAAAAAATATGGCAGGTTCTTTCTAAATACGTTTTTCAAGACATGGCAAATATGAAGGATTGGTTTAGCGGCTGGAACGGTTATTCATTCTCTCGTTTCAACAGATACGATCCGTCAACGCAAATGAAACTGCATTGCGATCATATTTACACTCTGTTTGACGGCCAGAGAAAAGGGGTTCCAGTTTTAACTGTTCTTGGTTCTCTCAACGACGAATATGAAGGCGGCGAGTTGATTTTGTGTGGCGAACAGATTGAGTTGAAAACTGGGGATGTGATTGTATTCCCAAGCAACTTCTTGTACCCGCACGAAGTTAAACCGGTTAAGTCCGGTGTGCGTTACAGTTTCGTATCTTGGGCATGGTGACTGGGTGACATAAGACAATGCTTGGCTTTAGCCCATTTGCAGCAAATCCCTTTGCGGCGGTTATCGCCGGGGATCAGATTGTCGATGTAACTGGGGTTGAAGCCACCGGTCAGGTTGGGTCTGTCTTTGTTGCGGCGAGTGCCGTTGCTGTTATTACTGGGCTTGAAGCCACTGGCGAGACGGGGACCGTCTTCGTTGTCACGGATCAGGTTCTTGCTGTTACCGGCGTTGAGGCTAACGGCCAAATCGGTACGGTTGCTGTTGATAACTCCCTGTTCGTCCCAGTCAACGGCGTTGAGGGTACTGGCGAAACTGGCGATGAAATTGTCATCGGTACCGCTGTCGTTATTGAAGATGGTGTCGAGGGCGTAGGACAGCTTGGTGATGTCACTGTATTCATCAGCTTTGCTATTGAAGTAACTGGGGTAGAGGCAACAGGCCAACTTGGTACCGTAACTGTTTCGGCGGATGCCCCGTTTGCTGTCACAGGCGTTGAGGGTACTGGCGAGACAGGCACGGTTTTGGTCGCTGCCAATGCCGACATTTTTGCTGTTGGAGTCGAGGCCAACGGTGAAGTTGGTAACGTAAATGTTACCGGTATTGCCAACGTCCCGGTCACTGGGGTTGAAGCTACAGGCGAACTTGGCTCTGTTACTGTTGCTATTGGTATTGATGCCCTCGTTACTGGGGTGGCAGGCACAGGACAACTTGGCACAGTTACAACTACGGCTGGGGCGGTTGTCTTTGTTACAGGCGTATCGGCCACGGGTTCTGTGGGTGAAGTCACTGTTTGGGGTAATATTGTGCCCGTCCCGACCGGGCCGTGGACGCCAATTCCTGACCCGTCATCATCAACGTGGACACCGATTAACACGAGCGATACAGACATTTGGACGCCAATAGCGGCGTAGAGGCTTAAAGATGGCTACAAGTTATTCAACTAATCTTGCTCTGACTCTTCAGGGCACTAACGATAACCCCGGTACTTGGGGTGATATCACTAATACTAACTTGGGAACCCTGCTTGAGCAGGCCATTTCTGGGTACGAAACTCAAGCCCTAACCTCTGGAGTCACGCTAACCCTTACCATCCCGAATGGTTCAAGTGGCGTTGCCCGAAACATGTATCTGGAGTTCACGGGTAACGGCAGCACGGTCATCGTCCCGTCGAATAAGAAACTCTACTTTGTCTACAACAACTGCACCTCTGGCACGATCACGATGAAAGTGGCAGGGCAGACTGGCGTTACGATTCCAAAAGGCGAAAAGCAAGTTTTGGTTTCTAACGGTACAGATATTGTTTCTGGGATCAACGCTATCTCTGGTGGTTTTTCGTCGCTGACTATCGGGAATCTGTCTCTTTATGGGAGTTCTGTAGAGTCAACTAGCGGCGACTTACTGTTGAAATGTCCCGTTGGTGAAGCAGTTTTAGTTGGTACTACTAGTGAAATATCGATTGGGCAAAACTCCAAATTTGAAGTTTACAACTCAGAAGGCGCTGGCATTGCTGCCACATTTAAGAACGATGATTACGTTAGAACAACTGTAACTGTTTGGAATTCTGCTACTTCCAACAATAATGAGTTCATGGCCTTTGGTACTGAGGGTACTTACACCAATCGCGGCAGCATCAACTATAACCGTGGTGCGGGTCAGGTTGCTTACAACACTACATCAGACCGTCGTTCTAAGACTATTTATGGCCCGGTTACAAATAGCGGACAGATAGTCGATGAGTTAAAAGTTTATGAAGGCAAGATGAACTGGGGTACAGAAATATATCCCATGATGATTGCTGACGAGGCGCAAAAAGTAACTCCGTATTGTGTAACTGGATTACCTAATGCTGTTTATCCTGATGGCACACCGAAGTATCAGCAAATGGATTACAGCGCGTTAGTACCGTTGCTGTTGGCTGAAATTAAATCGCTTCGTTCTCGCGTTGCCGTTTTGGAGGCCAAATCATGATGACAATGATCTCAACCTTCCTGTCGTTCCTCGCAGGTGGACTGCCTAAGATCCTTGAGATCTTTCAAGACCGGCAGGATAAGAAACATGAGTTAGCCTTGGTTGCGGCTCAAAAGGAGCGTGAGTTGGCTCTTGCCGAACGCGGCTTTATTGCTCAGGCTCGGGTTGAAGAAATTAAGTTGGAGCAGATCCAAACGCAGACGGCAGGCGAGGAACGCCAAGCCCTGTATCAGCACGACATGGAGATTGGCAAAGGCGCATCTCAATGGATGATTAACCTGCGTGCTTCGGTGCGTCCGGTTGTGACCTACATCTTTGTGCTGGAATTGGTCGCCATCAACATTGCAGGCGTCTGGTACGCATACAACACGGGTGTGCCGTTTGCCGCTGCGATGGCTGAAGTATTCTCGGATGACGAGATGCTCATACTGTCGTCAATCATAGCCTTTTGGTTCGGCACGCAAGCGTTCGCTAAAAAGTGAAAGTCTCCAAGGCCGCAATCGACATGATCAAACATCACGAGGGGGTACGGACCAAGCCTTACCGCTGCCCTGCCCTTTTGTGGACTGTCGGTGTCGGCCATGTGATTGACCCCGCTCACGCTACGGTGAAGTATGAGGAGCGCAAGAATCTACCGATACCCGCAGGGTGGGATCGCACTCTCACGATGGACGAGGTGGACGGGATACTTTCTCAAGACCTTCGTCGGTTTGAGCGTGGTGTGGTTCGACTTTGCCCTGCTGCTGTTGGCCGTCAGGGAGTCTTTGATGCTCTCGTATCTTTTGCCTTCAACGTGGGTCTTGGCAATCTACAACGCTCTTCCCTTCGGATGAAGACAAACCGGGGTGACTTTGAGGAAGCGGCTGACGAGTTTCTGAAGTGGACGAAGGCAGGTGGTAGAGTCCTGCCGGGACTGGTAAAAAGGCGCAACGATGAACGTGCGCTGTATCTATCTGGAGTTGCCTGATGGCACTGCAAAAACTTCAATTCCGCGCTGGCGTAAACCGCGAGTCCACTAACTACGCGAACGAAGGCGGTTACTACAGCAGCGACAAGGTTCGCTTCCGTTCTGGCTATGCTCAGAAGATCGGTGGCTGGACTAACTCCTCTGACACCGGCGATACCTATGAAGGCGTTGCCCGATACCTCTGGAACTACGTCACTACAGACGGACTGAACTTGATGTTCGTTGGGACCAACCAGAAGGTCTATATGGAGTTGGGCGGTGACTACAACGACATCACCCCGCTTGCTTCTACGGCAAGTTTGACCCTTAATCCTTTTACTACAGAAGCAAACACCCGGAATATTTTTGTCACCAAGTCGGCACACGGTTTGTCGCTTGGCACGTACGTATCGTTTTCAGGGGCAACTACGCTGACTGTGGGCGGTCAGCCTTTGTACATAAACGGACCATATGAAGTTGTCTCTGTGCCTAGCGCAGGCGTCTTCACTATCTTTGCTCCGTCAATCAATGTGTCTGCTGTCACAGGTGGCGGTTCGCACGTAATTGGCTCTTTCGATATCAATGCAGGTAACGCTGTATATACAACCGGTGTAGGTTGGGGCGGACCCCCGTGGGGCGCTGGTGGTTGGGGATCAAATGTCCCAGAAGGCGTTCAACTTCGTATCTGGTCTGCGTTTAACTACGGTAACGACATCATTTTCGCTGAGCGTAGCGGAGAAGTTTATTACTGGGAGCGCGACACAACGACTTGGGCGCGAGCCGTTACGCTTTCAACCAAAGCCAATTCAGTTGTTAAATTTTCAAGCGTTGGCATAACTACGTCTGGCGCAACGACCATCACTGTCTCTGATGCAACTGGTATCAATACTGGCTCGGTTGTAACCGGAACAAACATCCCCGCTGGCGCGTACGTTCTTGAAACTTGGGCTGGTGGCTTAACCGTTCCTTTGTCTGCCGCTGCGACTGCATCAGGCACGTTGACGTTGGACTTTAGCTACGCTGGTCGTCATGTTCCGCGAGAAGTAAATCTGGTCATCGACTCGGCTATTAACGACTTCACGGTTTGCATGGGAGCGACTCCGTACAATCCGGTTGATTTCACGACTGACTTTGACCCGCTCCTTGTGCGTTGGGCTGACCAAGATAATCCGTGGGAGTGGGTGCCTGAAGTTACCAACCAATCTGGCGAACAACGTCTGTCGCACGGCTCGTACATCGTTGCGGCAGACAACTCTCGCCAAGAATTGCTGGTTTGGACTGACGCTGCCATCTATTCGATGCAGTACATCGGGCCTCCGTTCGTGTGGAGTTTTAACCTCCTAGACCAAGACATCTCCATCATCTCGCAGAACTGTCTGCGAACTGTGAACAACGTCACGTATTGGATGGGACGAGATAAGTTCTACGCCTACACTGGTCGTGTCGAGACGCTGCCATGTACGTTGCGTACGTTCGTGTTCAACAACATTAATATGTCTCAAACGGCGCAGGTCGCCTGCGGACACAATGAAGGTTTCAGCGAGATCTGGTGGTTCTACCCGTCTGCTAACAGCACGGTCAACGATAGCTACGTCATTTATAATTACCTTGAACAAAGCTGGTACTACGGCACATTGAACCGTTCAGCGTGGGCTGAGCAGAGTCTTCGTGAATATCCACTGGCCGCATTTGGTATTCAATCTTCGTATCTTGACGCTGCCATTAATGCTACTCAGACGACGATTACTCTGATCAACGGCTCGTCATATCCGGATTCAGGCACCGTTTTGATTGATTCGGAGCAAATCTCGTACAGCGGTAAAACGACTGCTAATCCGAACGAACTGTCGAACTGCATTCGTGGAGTCAATCAAACTACCGCCGCAAGCCATGTCATCAACTCAGACGTAACGCTGCGGGTGCCAAACCAAGTGCTGTTGCAAGAGTTTGGTCTTGATGATGATTCAGGTCCATCTCCGCAACCTATTGAGGCATACATCGAATCGTCAGACTTTGATATTGGCGAGGGACATAACTTTGCCTACGTCTGGCGTATTTTGCCTGACCTTACGTTTGCAGGATCGACAGCGGGTACAAATGCAAGTCCAAACCCGAATCCGCCAAATGTGTTGCTGACTATCAAGGCTCGGCAGAACTCAGGCTCAGCGTACAACTCGTCAAGCAGCCCGTATGTGACTGCGACTATTCCGATTGCGGCTGATCAATATAACGGACAGGTCTATACCCGCATCAGAGGGAGGCAGGTTGCCTTTCGTGTGGCTTCTACTGCACTAGGTGAAACTTGGCAGGTAGGCGCGATGCGTATTGATATTAGACCAGACGGACGACGCTGATGGCAAATCCTCGCGGTGTCGTACCTCCAAGTCTTCCTGTTGCTCCGAATGCTTACGAACGGAAATATCAGGATCAGTTGTCGAGCGTATTACGACTTTTCTTTACAAGCCTGACAAGCAAGGTCAATTCACCTACGCCTCATGCTTCGTACTTTGACACCGCAACGCAGACGAATCCGGTAGCCGATACAGTCAATCTGTTTACGTTCAATTCAGTTGTTTCTGAATTTAAAGTTACTCGCGGCGTTCCAACGTCGAAGATATTTGTTAATGAGACTGGGGTTTTTAACTTTCAGTTCTCGGCGCAGTTAGACAAGACAGGCGGTGGCGCAAGTGCGGTTTACATCTGGCCTCGCATTAACGGGGTTAACGTACCGGACTCAGCCACCAAGATTGTCATTGACGGTCCTAACAGCGAAATCGCCCCGGCTTGGAACTTCGTACTGGTTATGGAAGCAGGGGACTATTTTGAGTTGGCTTGGCAGTCGCCAGATACGGCTGTGTTTGTCCCTTACGTAGCCCCAACTGGCAATATTCCCGGCATTCCATCCATTATCTTAACTGTCAACTGGGTATCGAATTACGAGGCCTAGCAGTGATACTATTCGTAAAACTTGACCCCGTGGGGGAAGTATGAACAGC